CAATATATGAAGGCGAGTCAGGATCAAGTTCCTGCATAAAACGAATTTTTACCGATTGATTATCTTTTAATTGGAGCCATCGCCCCTTTTGTCCATCACTTGAAAAAGTGGGTCTTTCCATTTGCTTGCTTAAATTGGTTAAGCCTTTTACGATTCCCATAATATATCTCCTTATTTATTGGGCTATAGTATGCCCTGTGCTTCTATTATATCACCAATTTGCGTATTCAAAATGCGGTACAGCATTCTTTATACACTGTTTAATTTCTTCGTCAGACATGTCTCCAACGTCTTTTGCATCGTGAGGATATATCATACCATATTGATATGACGCCCACAAGATGTCTTTCATATTTAATTTATTGGCAATTAGGTTGCCAAGTTTTCTTCCTGCTTCATCATTATCTGTCATAATAATAATTTTAGATGAATACTTATTTAAGTTTTCAATGTTCTCTGGAGATAAACTTCCTCCAAGTGTAGCAACCACTCCAGGAAATCCTGCTTGGTGTACCCTAATGGCATCAAAGGATGATTCTGTAACAATAATTGTTCCTCCCGCCCTTTTTGCACGATGTACGTTAAACATTGTCTTGCTTCTTGGAAGGTTTGTACTGTTTTTAAAACTCTTACCCTCTACAGATCTTCCAACTAAACCCACGGGCAATCCGTCTGGACTGTGAACTGGAACTGTAACCATTCTTTGTTTTTCTGAATATCCTAAATTGAAATGATCCATTGATTCATTATTAATGCCACGAGATAAAAAATAATCGCAAGCCTCTTTACTTGCTTGCCTAGTCAACCCTAGATCATCCAATATCTTTTGTGAAAATTCTACAAAATCTGGTTTAGTTTTTAATAGGTCTGCCAATTCATCATCAAATGTTTGTTCTGATTCTTTTTTCATAGAACCAATAAACCTAATCGCTTCAAAATCATTTCTATGACTTAGGCTTTTAACTAGATCTAAAACGGTTCCGCTGGCATCGCATGAAGGGTTGTAGCACACATAAAGCCCTTTAGAATAACTAATGGCAAATGAAGGGGTGCTTCTATTGTTATGGAATGGGCATAAGCACAAAAAATCTGTGTTTGTATCTGATACTATCTCAACACCTATGGCGTGGAGAACTGAACGCAAATGCGTTTTAGTATAGTTTTCTAACAACATTTTAACCTATCTAGGTAGATAACCTTGACCAGAAAAGCCTTCGAGCTTGAAAGCCTTCTTTTTACCAACAAAAATACCATACATGGTTATATTAAACCCATATTCATTTTTGTCTTGATTATATTTTACAGAGAACTGTGGCATCATGTCAAGTACTGGAATATAACCCTTGTCTCTCATTTGCTGAACAAGTAGTCTTTCAAAATTTTCCCTGGTTTTAATGATGTTGGCATCATCTTTTATGACCCCACCGATCCAGAAATTATGAATTTTTTTAGATAACACGACTGCCTATCTTTCATAAAAATTGTATCAGTTTTAGCAGTCATTTCATAAACCAGTTTCGTAAATTTCTTTAACGATACCTCTATTGATATCCCAGTCTAGGTAGAACCCAAATTCGGTTCCATGTCTATTCTTTCGTGAAATTACTTCAATAATGTTAGAGTCAGGATTTCGATGTACAGCCATAGCCATATCAGCATCATATTCAATAGCCTTTGACCAGGCTACTTGTGAAAGCATTGGAGGACTATCTTGATCTGAAATGTCATCCATAGTTGCTGCTGTGATGTCGATCACAGGAATATTATTTCTTACTGCAAGCAACTTAAAATCACGAGAAATATTTCTATTGCGTTCAACCTCAGACTTAGCTCCTGATGAATCATTAAATAGTTGATGATAATCAAGAATAACAAGATCTGGTTTATGTTGATCAATCTTTGCCTGAACGGTTTGTGGAGTTACTTGACCAGTTCCCTCATTAGATACTAGAATAAAGCTATTAGTCTTATCAAACTTTTTCTTTGCCCATGTATCAAAATCATCAATGTTAACTATACCCTTAGAAAAATCTGAGGCTTTAAAAAGTCCCGACCCAAGCATAGTATAAATACGATCACGCATATTTTCTGGGGTCATTTCCAGGGATACAATCATAGGCTTAAAACCTTGCTCCCAGGCTTTACAGGCTAGATATGAACTCATCCATGTTTTACCACGACCCGCCCAACCAATCATTACAATTAAGTGTCCAGGAGCCATTCCTGTGGGGTATGCGAGGTCAATAGCCTTAAACCCAGTCATAATACCAGGGCTTCCTCCCATAGCCGTAGAACGCTCACGAACAGCTTGAAAGTGTTTCTCAGCCATTTCATAATCTGTAAGATCAACATCTCTAACATTGCTTGTAAAACGTGTAAGAGAGGATAGTTCTTTTTGCATATCTGCAATGATCCTGGCAGAAGCGTCTGTCTTTAAATTACTTCCAGTCTTTAATAATAGATTTTTAATCTTAGAAGATAAATAATCATTTTTTAATTGATCAAGATAGTATGCAGTTTCACCTTTAACATTTTCTGAGGCAAAGTCTTTAAACTTTTCCTGCAATACCGAAACATCTGGGACTGCTCTAAACTTTAGATAATAGGACTTAAGACCTTCCCATACATCTCTGTGTGATTGAAAAATATCATCAACATTGTCAGCCATTACCACTGAAATATCTTTGTTTTGACAAACCGAAGTAATTACCGCTGCTTCAATGTTCATTGTTCTCCTCAACCATAGCTTTTGTTTGCATTCTAATCATTTCCCTGCGGTCTTTGTCACGATGATATTCAGTCAAATATATATCTAACTTATCAAAATTATAAAGAAACCAATTTAGCGGATGCCCCGTACGTGGCGTTTTAAAATAATACTCAAGTAATTCTTTTGCACGTTCATAACCAACACTATCTAATACATCCTGCATAGCCCATTTTTCACGATATCTATTCATCGTGGGAGCCTTGCCATAAATAACTTTATATAAATTAATATATAAACTTACTAAAGCGTGTGCTTGCTTAGCATCATCCTTTGTCACTTAATAAATCCTGTACTTTGCTTGTTAGATTTTCAATAGTTGAGTCATTTACAATATACTGATCAAAAGCGTAATTGTCAAGTGCTGTTTCTGAAACATGACCATTAATTGGTCCTACTGCATCACGCTTGATACGCCATATACTACCACCTAAACTTCTAATGGCATCTGCTTCGTTTGGAAATCTGCAATCAGTAAAAACTGCTTTTGTTCCATCTGGTATTTTTGAAAGAGCAGACTCTACCCAAAAATCTTCTCCAAATAATTTTCTACCTACTTCTGTACCCATTCTTTGTAAAAGTTTTCTAATTTCTGGATATAAAACTTTTGCTTGGTCTAGGTCAAAGCCTATTAATGATCTTTGATATGTCATGCCATCAACGCTTACAAGTGGATTAAGATTATAAATTGCTTGTTTTAATTCTGCAGCAAAAGAAAACTTGGTATATCCTTTTTGAGTTAAAATATCTCCTACAGTATCTTTTCCCGATCTTGCATATCCTGACAATCCAAGAACCTCTACCCGTGGAACAAGTTTTCCATCTTTAATGATCATTAATGGAATACCTATTGCTTTAGCAACTGTTACTTCAAGTGATGCCCCATCAGAGTCTTGCCAACCTGGTAAAAGACAAATAGCATCTGATTTTAATACTAGGGGTAAGTCTCTACGCATATAATAAGTCCAAGTATGGTTAGGGTTTTCTGGAGTTCCTGCTGCCTTTAAAGCTAACTCTATAGTAGGACCATCATTATGTGCAGGATTGTATACTTCATGACCTAAACTAATTAAAGTATCTTCTGCATTAAAAAAGGCAGGAAAGTTAAAATCTTTCATGCCTGTCATTGGTCCTGCTATATAAACTTTCACTTCTTATTTGCCTTTAATTCTTCTTCAATTTCATGCATCTTTTCAATAATCTTATTTTCAACAAAAGTATATACACGATCTGTAGCAGTATTAGTTGTTTCTCCATCACGAACAAAATCTTCAATAGCAATGCCAACTTTAATGTTTTCAAAATTACCTAAATTGCGTGTAAAGTGTAATTCTACTTTAACGCCTGTTCCTCTGTCTAACATCTTAATCCTCTTCTGGCTCTAGGGATAGTGGTGAAAATCCAACTATTTTCTTTTTATTTTTATTCATTTTTTTATATTCTTTTAAGTCTACAGACTTATCAAATAGAACTAACATTCTATCAGATACCGCCAGCATCGCTTCAAGATTATTTTCCCTTTTTGCTCTTTTATAAACTTGCTCAAGGATGCTAAAAGAATTAATTAACATCTCATTTGGATTAATCTCTTTATTCATCTTCTCACCAATCTGGTTGTTTCCAGACGGGATAGAATGTCCCATCTTCGTTTTTAGCATATAGTACAACTTCATTGTTGATTAAAGCCTCTAGCTCTGCCTTACTTGGCATATCTCCAATTGTAATTGTACCATCTCTTCTAGGTCTACCTCTGTGTACTGTTTTAAAAAAATTATGTAATTCTCTAATGTCATCTTCGCTCCAATAGTACCTGCCTAAGGTGCGTTTACCATTTAATGAATATGCTTGTTCTGGAAACTTTACATCTCCAGCATAAAGATGTCTTTTAATTGTATCTTCATGCCTACCAATAATTTTGGCAACTTGAGAAACAAGGTAGGCGTGTTGCCTTCTCTTCAATACATCTTGTAATGAATAAGCAACACGCTTTCCCTGCCGATAATTCCAGGCAACAATAAGATCTTCAGCCCTTGACCTTTTGAGGGTTCTATGCAATTCACCGTTTAGGTAGAAGTGTAGTAACCGTTCAACAGGCTTTTTTCTGCTTCTTCTAGCCATAAGCCAAACCTATTGCCATCTTTCTTTATCATCCATCTTTTACCACACATGATGCAGAACAACTCTACTCGCAGTTGTTGTGAGTAGACTCTATCTACAAACACTCTTCCTCTGCATCTTTTACATTTCATGTATTATTTTCTACTTCTTAGTAGCAGTCTTCTTTGCCACTGCCTTGCGAGTAGTAGCCTTTGCAACTGGAGCCTTGACAGGCTTTACATCCTTGACTGCTGCATCAACCTCTGCCACTGACGGCAAACGACCAAATGCTGAATCCTTAGGATTAACCGCTCTAAGTGCTACTGGAACAATAGCTCCAACCAAAGAGTAAGCGAGAGTCTTTGGATCTGTGACACCTGACATGTACAGAGTAACTGCTGCGCCCACAACGGATCTTAGGTAAGATGCGATAAGGGCTTGCAACTTTTTATTCATTATTCTCCTTTTGTTATGCAGTAAATGTTTTGCCATCCACTACACAGGTATAATCTTTTGTGATCTGGATTAATTGCATATGTGGATAATCATTGACAACGTGGGCTACTGCAAATCCCGCCTGCCAGTTTTTTTGCAACGTGTAATCCATTTTATCTGGATCGCACAGATGACCAATTTCAAAACCTCTTAGCTGTTGACCTGAAAGATCGTAAGTTTGAAAGTATGCTCCCATTCTGTGAGAATGTCCTCGAACTAAGGATACTCCGAAACCATTAACATCATTTCTTACAGATTCTCCAGCGTGCTTTGAAATTGATTCACCATGATGTGCATACATATCTCCAAACCTTTTCACGGGAGGTTGGTTATAGTAATGCCATTCAAACCCATAAGTCTTATAATCATACAAAGACTCAGGGGTAAGAAACTCTAGAAATTGCGGTGCCTTTTTAGCAAGGTAATCACCGTGTCTTGTCCATCCATGATTTCCATCATGAAAATGCTTATCAGCTTTAGGAACAATTTTATTTATATCTGCAAGGAAATCTTTGGTTCCCTGCACTCCGCCATCCCCAAGGGGTATAGAAAGCTCTGCAGGATACTCTGAAGACCAACGACTAGTTGAATCTGCATCGTCAATGTCTCCTAAAAGGTCCACGGCATCTGGCTTCCATGCTTTCATAACTTTTAGAAATAGTTCTACCTTGCGTGGATCGTGTCTAGGAAAATGGACATCTGAGACCATCATCCATTTTGTGTCGTTAGTCATTTCTTGCCTTTCTCTTTTGGCAATTATCTTATGGTATTGGTTATTTGTCAAGCAACGTGTGCTTTTTTATGTTCTTCTATAGAACACAAAAACAGATTAACAAGTCTGTTATCTGTTTTTATTTCGTTAATGTGGTGAACTGATTCCCACTCTTCCAATATTCTATTGTATTGTTTTTCCATCATAAGCCTATGCTCATAATACCAGCCGTTAAATGATTTAGGATGTTCTGGAATGTTTATTAAAACATAACCTTCTCGCCCTACCATTTTTTTTCTTTTTGTCCAGAATTTAGCTGGAGAATACACTAAGCTCCTATTGCTATCGCGTGTATTGTATATTGCGAATTTGCTGT